GCTGATAATTCTTCATTCTTAAGCGCATCTGTAATGTTTTGCAAGAACCCGGCATCTCCAGCAAAGCCATAAGTATTTGCATACTCACTGTAATTTTTGGCAACATTTGGATTCTTGGCTAAGAAATCAGCCATCTTTGGGTCATTTGCCGCAAATGGAGATTTATTAATTTGCTGCAAATTTCCCGGCAAAGTAATATCGTAAGCACGCAAAGCTTGAGCTTCTTGGTACTGATCTAAGTTATTCAATAAATATTGTTTTTCTTCATCACTTGCGTTTGAATTTCTAATGGATTCACGCAACGCATTGAGTGTGTTGGTTTTGTCATTGGCTTGCTGAAAAGTCGAAACCAAAACATCGTAAACATTGTTTTGATTGAGTGTATCTTTTTCAGGTGTGTTTCCAACGAAAAGCGCCACCTCCGCATCCGTTGGATTGCGGCCAAACAAACCTCTTAAAAATTCTTGCGCCTCACCAGCATCCGTTGTTTTCCCATCAAGATAATTTCTGTATTGATTGGAGTCTGTGTAGCCGTCTTGTTTTGCAGATTTTCTTTGATCCCAGCTATCCCAGCCCTCTTCTTTTAAAGCATTATTGGCAATGACGTTAAACTGAGCAGCCGGGTCTTTTGCCTTTAGGCTTTCTTTAAGCTGATCGTCTGTTGGCGTGTACCCCAGATTTGCAGACTGATCAGTGACGGCTTTGTAATTTATTAAATTGTTTGCCAAGCTGTTGGGATTGGTAAACCAAACAAATTTATTCAATTCATCAAAGGTAGGCGCTCTGCCCATAGCCTCATCAAAGAACTGTTTTGTCTGGTCTACAGCTTTTAAAGCATTAAGACCAGCACCAAAAGCGTTAATCAAAACCGCTTGTGTTGGGTCTTTCCCGGTCAAATTGGCAGTAACTGCGGCGTTAAACGCCATCTTGGCAAATGGATTTAAATCATTGAAGCCGGAAATACTTCCAGCAAGGATCGGAACAGCCCCAGCGATGCCAGCGTTCCTGAATGCCGCAACCGGGTCTTTCCCAACAACACCCGCCATTGCGCCAGCAGTTGTGGCGGACGCTATTGCCTGCGTTGCCAACTGCATAGTGGTCAATGGAATCTTGTTGGCTATTGATGTTGCAATGGTTGGATCAATCGCACTGGTGACCTTGTCAGCCACCATTGGCGCACCGTACAACATGCCCAATGTCAGTGCGGCGTTACCCCATTCGCCAGTTTGAACTCCGCCAATAACTGCCTGTGTGGCTATATAAGCATCCCCAGAACCGGGCGCAAAATAATTCATTACCATGGGCAGGATTGGCCCCAGATCTTTGCTAATTTTGCTTATTGGCCTACCAAGAAGTCCGCCAGTTGGGTCGTTGGGGTATGTGTAATAGACTTGGTTATACCCCTTTATTATGTCGCCAGTTGCGCCCGTATAAAACTGCTGGGCATACTCTGAGTTGACTTTATTTGGCTGTGTGATGTAGTAGTGATTTGTTGTATCACCAGCACTAGGGCCGACTGATGGCACACCTGTACCAATAATGGGCGGGAATGTGTTTAAAGAGTAAAAAGCCAAGCCTGGGGCTACAACTTTTTCAAAATCAGTTTGTTTCCACAAAAAGCCTTTGTTTGGCTCTTTATATTGGTCAAAAAATGCTTGAGGTAAACCAGCAGAGTCGGGCAGTTGATATTGAATTGCGGTTTTAAATGTGTTTCCGTTTAAATACTCTTGCGTGTAATACTGTTCATTGGTTGATTTATCAATCATGCCCTTTTGGACAAATTCAAGCGGCACATAAACATACTTATCCCCATCAGCTCCAGTGATGTAAGTCTTGGTTGGATACTGTGAAGTCGCATAAACAGTTGGTTTAGATGGGTATTCTGCACCCACCTCTTTCATGTTGGCCGCATTGCTTTTGGAAGCAGCAAAAGCGTCATCAATCTCTTTTTCTTTTAGAGTTTGCGCTTCGCTGTCTCTCCGCTCTCTTTCACGCTGCTCATACTGTTGAAACCATGCGCTAATGTTACCCATTACAGCACCACCTCTGCTCTATATGTGCGGTACTTCCCACCGTCAATCTTTTCGACTGTGTAGGGTACGCCAAGCCACTTGTAGATGTTCATGAGCTTTAAATTATCAAAATATGTTTCGGCCTTTTTGAAGCCCTCTTTGGACATGCAATCCAAGAACTCGCGCAGGTTCAGCGAAAACCTTGTCCAGTGGTCTGCGTTTGCAGGATGCCACTCGACCACATCGTCCTTGGGGATCACGGTAAACAGCGAGTTGCCGATCTTCTTGGTCTGCCCTTTGACCTCGAAAAGTGTAAACCCGGCATAGTACCCATCCAGCTTGTCTTGTTCGCCTGGGTAGTGGTTTGCCAAATCAGCAGCAACAATCTCTTTGATGGTCATCTTTTTCATGTCAACCAACTTTCCAATTTGTGCCGTCTGAATACACGGGTGTAGCCACTGCCCCGCCGGTTGCCACGGTTGCCCCAAACACTGGAGCCAAGGCATCAGATACAAACGTCCTTGCACCCTTGCCGCTAGTAACTGCACTTGGTAACGTTACCACCGTGTAAACAGAGTACAGCAGGTTGTTGTTTGTAATCAATTGTTGGGTTGCGCCGTCAATCTGGTTGAAGTACAGGCGCAGAATACTGCGAAACAAATCTTCATTCAGTTTTTCATACTGAAGGGGTGAGATTGGTAGCGCAGGTGCTACAAACTTGCGGATGTCAGTCATCGTCTGCCATCCTGTCGGATGTCAATTCGGGGGGAACCAGCCTGCCATTGAACCCCAAGCGTAGTTGACCGGTACTCCATGGCTATCTGACGGCCACGCACCCTGATGTACACCTGACCTGTAAACGCCTCAATTGGAACCGTTGCCGTGCGAGTAACGGAGGCGTTGTCTGACCCACCCAATGATGTGGGGCTGTTATACCCAGAGCCAGAGTTCTGCATGGGCTTGAGATACATGGTGATCTGTGGGTTTGCTGCGGTTGAGCCAACAAACTTCACATCAGGCAACACACGCCAAATGAAGCCAAACCTATCCCCGTCCTCTACGTCAAACTCTGCGGAGGTAATGAAGGACTCCATTGCCACAGCCGTCCCAGTGGTGTTGTCATCCACGCCAACCTCATGGTCAACCAGATTTTTCTCATAGGTGGCGGCAAGGGGGTAGTCCCTCAAGCCAGAGTCCAGCCATGCTGTACGGGCCAAAGAGCCGTAATACCAGCACCCCTGGCCTTGGTTTTCTGCGTAGTTGAAGATCACATAGCTGTCCACCGTGGTGCTTGTGCCAGAGCAGTAGAACCACCAGATTTCATTGAAGCCTTCGTTTGTCCCGGCAAACACTTGGTCAAACTGCTGCTTGTTCATGTCCTGAAAAACAAATTGCCACAGGTCACAGTTCAGAGTCTGGGTCGTTCCCTGGTACTTGTAGAACTTGTCCACGCCCATCCAGTAGGCCACGCCGTTGGCATATGCCACTGAGTTTTCAGATGCTATGGAAACGTTGTCGCCCACAAGCTGAGAACCCCACACAACAGGCGCACCAACATATTGCAGGGAATACAAGGATGAGTCCGTCCAGACCAGCACCTCTTGACGGGCCTGCATGGCTGTAATGATCTCAGAGCCATGCGACAGGCGAAGGCTACCAGCCTGATTGGTGGCGGCAGGTGTCCAGTTCACCACAGATTCCTGATCAGACCAGCGGATCAGCATAGGATCTTGAGTAGTTGAGCCGTAGTCATTGGTTCCAAAAGCAAACACAAACCGGCTTGTATCAGACACCGTGATGTAGTTTTGGATGATTGGACAGTCAGAAGCGCTTGCCAAGCTGACGATGTTTATGCCCCGTGGAGAGACAGAATGAGTGCCAGACTGTGTCCCGGTGGTAATGATGTTCACCCCGCCAAAGGTAGCCGTCAGATTACAGGTGGCTCCAGAGGATCCAGCCACGTAGTAGACCGTTCCCACAGCTAAGCCAGTTGGCAAAGCCCCCGTAGTGGTGAGTTGGATTGCTGTTCCGTTGGGAATGCTGCTTAGTGAGGAAAACGTAACCACAGCAGGGTTTGCAATAGTCACTGTGAACTCTGAAGCCGCCACGCCAAGGTTGGCGTTCC